TACCCAGGCAGGGACGACAGCACGCCCTGCAAGATCGCAAGGACCCAGCCGCCCCACTGGACGGCCTTAGTGAGAAACCTCCTCATAGCCGAATCCCTCCTCGCATATAGACAGACGACATGCGATTGCGAGGGTGCTCCCGATTCACACCATTACGAAAAGTCCGTCGCGAGCTCCCCCGCGACATCCTAGACCGACCCATAATCCCTCCAGGGAGAAAGAAAGGGCACCTACGTGCCCTAAAGTAAACAACCCTAACGGGTTGTCAATGGGCACATAGAAGACAAGGAGATCTATGTGCCCGAAGCTCGCTCCGCTCGCAAAAAGCACCCGTGTTACACACAGGGATGCCGCGCTTCGCGCGAAAAACAGCGGGCTCCGCCCGCTTAACAGAAAAACGCCCGCAAAACGCAGGCTACAGGCGGCAAACAAGCCGCCAACCACGAGGAAGCGCGCTAGTCGCGCGCACTAAAAGTTATGGTGGCGCACGAACGCGCGCACGCGCGTAACGCGCGCGCACACGCACGCGCGCCACCACTAAAACTACAGATAAGGCTTGACAGCCTATCACACCTAATATTATATTACAGATACGGGAGGGGACACCCCTCCCGAACACCCACCCCGGGAGAAAACAATGCTCGACGCAAAAACCCAGGAAGAAATCCTGGACGACCTCATGGACGTCCACGACGAACTGGACAGAATCTACGCACGCCTCTCAGCACTTGACTGTTACGAGGCACGCGACCAAATTGGAGACTCACAGCGGTACCTCAATTACGCCATCGAAGCGATGGCACAACCAGAGGAAGACTGACCATGGGAGCCAAGGAAACAATGGCGATCGTTAACCGACTCGCCGCACGACGGGACCGCCAAAAGGCAGCCCTCGAAATCACCCAGACCGAGCTCGCGCACTGGGAAGCGGAGCTAGAGAAGCTCCGCAAGAAAGGCCTATAAACGGCCAGGGGCTCCCCCGAAGACCTCGGGGGAGCCCCAACCCGCGCAGGACCTGCGCGGACCTACGGAACAACCACCGGCGCCACCGGCGCCGCAACCTCGGGGACTTCGTCCCCGAACTTCAACCCGAGAGCTACCAGCTCCGGACGCAGCGCCTCGAGCTTCTCAGCATCGTGAGCGCAATCCAACCAGACCGCGACGTCATTATCAAAGACCTCGCGCACCTTAGACGGCAGAGCCATAAACACCTTCTCGGCCTCCTTCGACTGAAACATCAGGTCCGAGAAATCACGGAACTCCGAGACATCGCGGAACTGCAAATCGACGTTCCGCATATGCTCAATTACACCCGTCTGGCGATACTTCGCCAAAATATGACGGATCTCCGTCCGCACCAAATCACTCTGAACCGTCTTCGACTCCATCGTATTAACCGTCTGCACACGCGGCTTCCGCCGCTCAACCGACAGCTCCCGCACTAGTACCTCCCTCGGGCATAGCCCTGACTCATGTTCATCAACAGCGGGAGCAGCATCTGGAACGCCTTACCACTACTCCCAACCTGCTCAAACAACTTCGCGATAGCCTGCCGCTCAGGCACAGAAAACTTCGCTAACTGCGCCTCCGAGATAGACCTAGCCGAATTCGCGACATTAGACTGAAACTCAGCCTCCATCAGCGCCGCCAACGGCGCCTTAGCCGTGCCGTCATTATTCATATAGTACGACCACTTCTGCGCGTCCATCAAACCCTCGCGGTGCTTAATCACAGCATCGACCCGCGCCGAATCACCTTCCGACCGAGTCTTGGCAATCTGAGCGTCCAACAGCTCCAAATTCTTCCGCATACCGGCTGCCTGTATGGCGCTAGAAACCGCGCCCGCCGCCGGATTATCAAAGGACGCAGTAGGAGCACTCGGCATCGCCGCAGGACCTCTAGAATACGCGACAGCCGGATTTACACCGGCAGCTCTCATATCAACAACCGCTCGCTGCCAGGCCGTCCCGGCCATACGCTCTGAAAACTGCCGAGCTCGCTTAGACTCCGCTCCGGCCAACCAATTAGACGCAAGGCCACCGGCCAACGAAATACCACCAGCCGCCAACGTAGAAGCGGTAATGGGATCCATTAGAACCTCGGGGGCGCCAACGACGGCACCGGACGAACAGGAAGCACCCTGGCCACACGATAATCAAAACGCCCGTCGATAATGAAATCGGGCTCCGTGTCCACCGTCGTAATACGCGACATCGGAGTAGCATCCTCAATGAACGTTTGATTCAACCCCGGCGCCGCCGCAAAATCTTCCGCCAGGTGCCAATAATCCAACGAACCGGACGCCTCCGACGCGAACTTGCCCGTCACCAACGACTTCGCAAACCGATACTCCGCGTAACGCTCTTGGTACCCGAAGACCTCCGAATCCGTAGCGTCATTCTCTACGAACAGCTCCTTCTTGTAAATCGGCTGCTCGCCCAAATTCACGAGATCCGGAACCAGGAAATCATAGAACGTCGACCGCGACCACATCCTGTCGAGCCCTTGCTGATAGGACAACTGACCACGAGCCCGGAGGATACCGAATACGTACCCATGTTCCACAAAGGACTTCGCCCAGCTCGCCCGCAACTGACCAACACCGACGCCCGTCAACTGTCCCTGATCCTCGGTCGCCGTCGCAGACGTATTCGCGACCGGAGACACATTCACGAAACCACGGCCACCACCGAGATACTCGGGCCGCTGAGTCCGGAAATCCGGAACCTCAACACCGAACATCGACTTAATAATCTCCGGATGCCGCGTACCCGACCTCGCCTGCCGCTCTAGAAGCCTCTGAATCGCTTCGGCCTCACGAAGCGAATTGATGGAAATAGGCGTAGCCGACGCCAAATCCGCGTATAGGCTCTCCGTAATCGCACCGGCATTAGCCGACACCTCAATCTTATTGGTGTCATTCGCGAGCTCGAAATAACCAGCCGTCGCCGGCGTAGACCAAACCGTGACAGCCTCATTAGACCTCACCGCGTCCGACGCGATACGCGCAGTAGCGCCCAACGAAATCGTAACCGGGTCACCCTTTTGCAGATACGGCAGCGCCGACGTAAAGTAATCATGCTTCTTCGCAGACTTCAGCGGCGGATCGAAAAACCGCGACTCCGCGTTAGTATCCGGACCATCATCCACCGCAACCGTCACCTTCGCGATTAAATTTTGGTCACGAAACCACTCATTATAAATCAACCGGTATCCGCGGAACGGCAACGCGTTCAAGTCCGTCGTATCCGGACTAAGCGACAACGGCACACCCATGTAATCCGCCACCGCATGGAGCACACCCTGGCCACTATTCGTACAGATAGGGATCGTATAATCCGTCGCCTGAGCTCCCGCCAAATCACTAGCGCCGAGGAACTCTTCCCAATGTTCCCACACGAGCCTATTGGGCACGAAAAAGAAGTCAATCCCAACCTCAATGTCATCCATGATCGGAGCATCGAGCGGAGAGAAAATCCGGATGATCGCATCCAACTTGCACGTCTGCGTATCACCGGGAACGACCTCCCGCATGAAATACGGAACCAGGTACCCCGCGTCAAACGTAGTCTTATGAGAATGGGTCAGATCGAACTGAGACCGACCCATGCGGGCCTCGGGAGCTCTGTAACGAGAAGCCCCGGACGGCCGTGGCACATTCACTCTGCTAGACATCGTTCGTACCCTCCATCAGCTGGAGACGACTGACATAGGTCAACGCGACCCCAAGCGAATGGGGAGTAATCGCACTCAACTGGCCCTCATCGTCATTATAAGAGCCAATATGGAAGAGCGTGTAGTCCTCCGGAAACCGGTTAAACTGGTGGCCATCCTTATTCACTAACGCCCGGAACATCCGACAGGCTACCTCGACCGTCTCGGCAAAAAACGGCTCCAAATACTTGCGCGCCGCCGAGTCGTACACCGTAAAAACCTTCATACCGAATGCCTCCCTTGAAAGAGTGCAACCTTCGCACGGTGGACCTTCTCCTTCATAATCAACTGCTCGTCCCCGAGCTCGACTAAATCAACCAACCGCTGCTCCTTAACCGCCATCATGACCCGTGGCTGCCGCTTTTCCATCCACTTGTCGTAATAACGAGGGGGCTTAAGCTCGTGACCATCCATGACCACGAAGTCCCGAGGATATACGTCACGCCAGTATCGCTCAATCCAACGCTTACCAATCGCCGGCCGCCGCGACATACGACCGAATTCCCTGACGAGCTCAACCAACTCGCCCGACGCAGGGTCAACCCTCGTGTAGTGCTCAGGTTGGTCCCTTTGGCGAACCTTCTTGCGCACATAAGCTGCCACGTAGCGAGCGGCGCCATACGTCAGACCCGTGAACTCACACAAGCCCAACTGCCACCACGATTCCAACTGATCCGACCGGTATACCGGAGCATCGTGGCGAACGCCGATACACTCTCTGTCCAAGAAAGGCACACCGTAAAGCACCAAATGATAGTGGGGCCTCTCAGTACGCTCGCCATACTCGCCGCATAGATAATACGACAGGCGGCCACCCCAATCGGCCCGAGCTCTCTTGAGAAATAACACAGGGTCCCGCGGATCCAACGAACCATACTCAGGAACCTTCTCGGGGGCATAAGTAAGCGTAACCATCCACGCGGGGGACGCCACGTCCCCCTCGTGAACCATACGGACAGCCCAGCTCCGCGCCTGATCCGACCGACACCCGAGACAATGACCGCACGGCACCTTTACCCGATCGAGGACCTTGCGTCCCGGAAGGGCACCCGACTTCCGACCGATAGTAACTCTCGACGGGTGATAACACGCCACTAACTCGGCAGGGACGACAGCACGCCCTGCAAAATCGCAAGGACCCAGCCGCCCCACTGGACGGCCTTAGTGAGAAACCTCCTCATAGCCGAATCCCTCCTCGCATATAGACAGACGACAT